TGGTCAAGCAGTAACATTGGTTTACGTTGATGCAACAAGAGGTTGGGCATTTAAGACGAACACGGCGTAAGGAGCACGGACCATGGCTCTGACTTCCATAAAATTCTTACCTGGGATAGACAAACAAGATACATCTGTTGGTGCAGCTGGTAGATGGGTAGACTCTGACAACGTTAGATTTAGATATGGTTTACCTGAAAAGGTAGGTGGCTGGACATCTTTATTAAGTGACACCATTGTGGGTGTAGCTAGAAAACAACATGCATTTGTTGACCTTGATGGTAACAGGTATGTTGCTATCGGAACAGATAAATTTTTACTTATTTATTTTGAAGGAGCTTTATTTGATATAACCCCATTTAGAAGTAACAACGCTGGAACACAAACTCAATTTACAGGTTCAACAATAACCACAAGCACAACCAGAGGTACGGCAGTTACAATTACAACGTCTACTAATCATGATTTACAAATAGGAGATATTGTCGAGTTAGATTCTGTAACAATGCCAACAGGTTCTAGTATTGCAGCTTCAACGTTTGAAGATAAACTATGTCAAGTTATAACAGTTCCAAGTTCTACAACATTTACAGTTACATCACCAAGTGCTGAAACTGCTGGAGGTGGATCTGATTTAACTTCAGGAAGTTCTTGCACTGTTAATCCTTACGAAGACGTAGGTCCCTCCGCACAATCATATGGTTATGGTTTTGGTATTGGAAACTATGGTGGAACAGTAACAGGATCACAAAGCACAGAATTAGATGGATCATTGAATGCTGATACAGCAGGTACAGGTGGATCGGGTACAGCTGTAACTGTAGATAGCACAACAGGTTTTCCATCTTCAGGGACTATTGCGGTAGGCACAGTGCCAAATGCAGAGTTAATAACTTATACGTCTACAAACGCTACAAACTTTTTAGGAATTACCAGAGGTGCAAAAGGCACAGCAACTGCCGGCACATCAAATGGTCAAGCTCATTCTACAAACTCAACAGTTCAAAATGCAACAGACTGGGGTAACTGGGGTGATGCTGTAGCAGCATCAACCGTGACTCTTGAACCAGGACTTTGGTCATTGAGTAACTTTGGTCAAGTATTAGTTGCAACAGTCGCAAATGGTAAAACATTTACTTGGAACTCTGCTATCGCTGCAAAGTTTACAACTAGAGCATCAACAACAACTTCAAATTTTTCTACAGCAATCAGTGGCACAAGCGGTAACCCAACTGCATCTAGAGTTACACTTATATCACCAACAACACGTCACTTAATTCATCTAGGCACAGAAACAACTATTGGAGATCCGACTACACAAGATGACATGTTTATAAGATTTTCTAACCAAGAACAAATAAATGAATATGCACCAGGTACAACCAATACTGCAGGAACACAAAGATTGCAGGATGGTACAAAAATTATGGGTGCATTAGTTGCAAAAGAAAATATTTTGATATGGACCGATAACGCATTGTATACCATGAGATTTATTGGATCTCCGTTTACGTTTGGGTTTGAACAGGTAGGTACAAACTGTGGTTTGATAGGTCAGAACGCAGCCGTAGAGATAGATGGAGTTGCATATTGGATTGGTAATAATGGATTCTTTGCATTCGATGGTACAGTAAATAACTTACCATGTAGTGTAGAGGATTATGTTTACGATGACTTTGATACTACAAAAGGTCAACAAGTTGCCGCTGGTATTAATAACTTATATACAGAAGTAGTTTGGTATTATCCAACACAAGGATCTACATTTAATGATAGATATGTAGTTTACAACTATGGTGAATCTAAAGGTGTGCCTATGGGTAATTGGTATACTGGTGTAAATACAAACTCTATTAGAACGACATGGATTGACTCTATTGTATATCCAAAACCATATGCTACACAATTTAATTCATCTGCAACAGGAACGTTTCCAAGTATAGTTGGTGAGTCTGGTTTAGGTCAAACAGTTTACTTTCAACACGATACAGGCACAGATCAAATTAATCCTGATGGTAGCACAACAGCATTAACATCTTTCATACAATCATATGACATTGCACTACAACAAGATCAACCAGAAATATTTTTAGCAATGAGAAGATTTGTACCTGATTTTAAAACTCTTGCAGGTGATGCACAGGTTACAATAGGTTTAAAAGATTTTCCATCCTCAACCACAGCAAATAGCACATATAGTCCTTTTACTATTACATCTTCAACAACAAAAGAAGATACAAGAGCAAGAGGCAGGTATGCTAGTTTAAAAATAGAAAATACAGGGTCAGCACAAAATTGGAGGTTTGGAACATTTCAAATAGACCTACAACAAGACGGGAGAAGATAATGACAAAGATAGTAGTTAGATTACCAGAACCTAAAAAAGAATATAGTGAAGACAATCAAAGACAAATTAATAGAGCTTTAACGTCTATAATAGAACAATTAAATTCTACATACTTAACAGAAAACGAGGAGGAAAAAGAACGATTTAGTTTTTTCTTTTCATAATGGCAAATATATACAAAAACGTACAGAAATTATTAAATGCTGCAGGATCAGATGTAGATATGTATGAGTCTCCTACAGCTACAGCAAGTATTATCAAGACTGTAAAGCTATTTAATACACATAGTGGTGCGTTAGATGTAACGGTAAAAGTGTTTGATGCTACCACTTCTACTGATTTTGAGTACAAAGTAGCTAGTATAAATGCTAATGAAGGTGTTGATTTACTTACCTTTAATAATATTATAGTATTAGAGGCTGGAGATAAATTGAAAATGCAGTGTGCTACAGCAGATAAGATTAAAATGACAGCGTCTTTACTACAAATTTTAAGAACACAACCAACGGATCAAATATAATGTCTTTTAAAGAAACAGAAGCAAGCGTAAGATATGAGATGATAAACGGCAAAAAAACAGCTGTTATCACTCCAGAATGTATTATAACATTAACAAATACAAAAACGGGTAAAGAATACAACTCCGATGCAGAAGCAGAGGCAGATATTAATGACCCAACAACAGACACGCAAAGAGAACATATAAGACGTGATGTAGAAATTAAAGTAGTGGATATCGGTATTGGTGCCGGTTCAGGAGATTTATAATGGCGATTACAAACGCACAACAAGCAAAACAAATTTTAATGGAAGATGGTGGTATACCTCAACTTGTAAAAAAAGGTAAAGGTAAAAAAAGACCTGGATATCGTGGTGATGCTGCAGCAAGATCTTCAGGTGCAGCTGCATCTGGTAGAGTTGGTGGTAGTGACGTTGGAGAATCTAGCACAAGATCTGATCCAAGAGATTCAGGACCAGATGATCGAGGCACAAGACAACAAAATTTAAATCAACAAAGAATTAGAAACGAAGCGGCTGCTCGTAATCGAGAGCGAGCAAGACAAAGACAAGAAGAGATAAGAAGAACTGCTGCACAAAAATCTTTAGCCGCTGATGCAAAAAGAGTTGCTGATAGAAAAAAAAGACAAAAAGATTTATCATTTCTTGAAAATTATTTAGGGCCTGAAGGTTTTACCAGAAGAACCAAAGCTGCTAATTTAAAAAGTTTAGGAGCATTAGATAAAAAATATGGCACTATTTTCGGTATGCCTACTGGTATTGTTGGAGGTGTTGCAGAAGCTTTTGATGTACCAGAAGAAACTGCAATGTTTGATATTGATTCCATAAGAGAAATAGCTGGTCCACTATCTACCATGGCTGGTAAAAAAGGATTATCAAGACAGCAGTCAAAAGATCTTAAAGATTTAAGACAGGACATGGAGATAGAACAAAAAATTTTAGATGGCACTTTAACAAATAAAGAGTTTTTAGAGTATAGAGATAGAAACAAACCACCTCCAAGACCAGATGATGCTGGACCACAACCCATTATACCTATCATAGCACAAACACCTGAAAGTCAGAAAAAAGAAGAGGAGGAAGATCCTTTTCAATTAGCTCTTGCATTTAGAGCAGATGGTGGACGTGTGCCGTATGCTGATGGAGGGATCATGGATCTTGAAGAAGCACGAAGACAACTTTACTTTGCAGGTGGTCTAATTAAAAAAGCAAAAAGAGCTGTTAAAAAAATTGTTAAAAGTCCTATTGGTAAAATAGGTCTTGGTGCATTAGCATTTAAATTTGGAGCACCATTATTAACTGGTGGTGGTGGTTTTAGTGGTCTTGCTAAAAAATTTGGTTTTGATGCAATAAAAAATAAAATAGCTGGAGCAGGAATTGGTAAATTAGCTGGACTATCTATAGGTGGTGGATTGCTTGCAGGTGCGTTAGCAGGTAAAGGATACGAAGACGAGGACGAAGATGGTTTTGATGATAACACAGGATTTAGTGTAGAAGAATATAGAAAAAGAGGAGCACAAGGTAATGTGCCAATAGCGTTTAGAGCTGAAGGTGGTATGTCGGATGTGGAAAACGATCCACAATATAAAGGTTGGAAAAGAATATACGAAGTAAATCCAGATGCTGCAGAAATGCATCCTAAACACAAAGAGTTTGTTAAATATTATGCAAATTTAGATAGGGATAAAAAAGCAGAAGGTGGACTCATGGACCTAAAAGGTATGGAGATGGATTTTAGAGATGAGGGTGGATTTGTGCCAATAGGTAAAAAAGAGAGAGCTGATGACGTTCCAGCTAGATTGAGTAAGAATGAATTTGTAATGACAGCAGATGCTGTTAGAGGTGCCGGTGACGGAAATATAGACAAGGGCGCTGAAAAAATGTATAATCTAATGAGTAAATTAGAAGCCGAAAACGACCAATCGCAAGGCTTGGATGGCGCACGTAAAATGTTCAAAACAGCTCAAAGATTAGAGGAAGTATTATAATATGGCTATTACAGAAACTCGTACGCGTCCACCACAGTTTATCGAAGATATAGGTGTTGACCTAGCAAAAAACCTAGTAGCATCTACAGGTGTACCTACAGTATCCGTAGGATTATCAGCAATATCACAAAGACCGGGAGAATCAGCTGCAGACTTTGCAGCGAGACAAACAGCAGCTAGAGCTTTTGAAACTAGACAACAAAGTTTAGCTGGACTTGCACCAAGTGTAGCGGCTCAAGATGCATTACAAAAACAAGCTGCATCATTAGCAGCATCAGGTGTTGGATCTTTTCAACCATTTATTAATCAAGCACAACAATTAACAGGAGCTGGTGGTGGAACAGGTGCAGGCTCTATACAAGAATTTATGTCACCATATCAAACGCAAGTAATCGACGCATCACTTGCAGAGTTTGATAGAAACGCAGCAGCAAACAGACAAAGAATTAGAGATCAAGCAGTAGCATCAGGAGCTTTTGGTGGTGGTAGAGAAGGTGT